CCCACTGGAAGCATTTCCATGGCCTGCTTCAAGCCCGAGGATGGCGGTATGTCCGTCATGATCTTGGATTGCTGGCAAGAGCACTTGCAATACCCTGACTTGCGCCCAAAGGTAATCAATGAGTACGAGGTGGTGTATGGCGAGGGTAAGACACGTAAGCTCGTGGATCTGATCTTGGTTGAAGACAAAAGCGCAGGGATCTCGCTCATCCAAGACTTGCAGCGCGCGCACCTACCAGTGCATGCCTATAACCCCGGCAAAGCGGACAAGCTACAGCGCCTGTCGATCGTGGCGAACATCATCAAGGCAGGGCGCGTCTGGGTGCCAGAGAGCTCGAACCGACCAGGCTTCGTGCGTGACTGGGCTGAAGGGATGGTAAGCCAGATCTGTGCCTTTCCTGAGACAACGCATGATGAGTTCGTGGATTGCATCAGCCAAGGGCTGCGGTACCTGCGCGATGCCGGGTGGATATCGATCGACGCACCACCGCGCGAAGAGATTGAGCAAGAGGATATTACGGACGCTGAGATCTTTAACTCGAGGGCTCGCGTCAACCCTTATGCTGTTTAACTTGGAAACGTTTCCACTTCAAAGAGACTGGAAACGTTTCCACTTTGGAGGCAATAATGAGCAACAACGTCTTATTTAATGGTGTCTACAATGGAAGTGTCCAAATGGTTAGGAACATCGACGGGGTCAGAATCACCACGGGAGACGATCGGTTTGAGATCAACGTGCTGCCTCACACGGAAATCTGGGAGCAAACCGTTGTCCAGCAGCTTAGGATATGGGTCAGAGAGCGCAAAGCCAAAGAGGACTTGCGTGAGCCTAGCAATCTGCCAGGGTGATGGTCGTTGCGACGATTGTAAATGGATAGGATAATGACAAGATGAAAAAGCCAACTCTCAAGGAAATGCAAGCTTATATCGCCAACAAAAAAGGCGTATATGGTGGCAGGCGTTTTGAGCGCGCCACGGATGAAATTCCAAACTTGAATAAGCTGTACCAGCCTGAATCATTAATTAAAGCATTCGCTGGTGACAATGCTAAAGCAATGATGACCATGAATCCGGCAGACTTTGAGCGTTATGCCTTGAAGATACCGCAAGATATGTCAGAAGGTAAGTTGTATTCGAGAAGTGGAGCATATGATGACGACACCAAGAAGACTATGTCACAAGCCGATTACCTTAAGCATCTTGCGAAGGTAAAAGGGTTTGCAGATGTTCCGTTTTTGGAAATCAGCAGACAAGATATGGCTTATTTGCCAAAGATTGATGCGCATGAAGGTAGGCACCGCAACCGAGCTCTAACGTCCAAGGGTGTTGATAAAGCATTGGTACAGTTGTTGCCAAATGGCGATCTTAGACATTTGCCACGCAAGTACCCAGAAGAGTTTATTAATGCATTGAAAGAAAATGTTGGGCGCGATAGATATGTATCGCCGCAAGGTGGTGCGCAATTACCAACTGATCCATCTCACAAAATGTATCAATGGTTAAAGGATAACAATCTCTTGGACATCAACAGACCACAGTTACCTGACTTTTACGCAAAGGGCGGTTCGGCAGAAAGCAAAGTCAAGCATACCGTCTACCATGGCACGATGTCTGGGAAGGACTTTAAGAAGTTTAAGACACCAGCCTACTTTGGTAGCAAGCAAGTGGCTAATCAATTCGCTGATCCTGAATACATGTATGGCACAAGCAAATTGGAAAAGGGTGAGCACCCTAATGTTAGACCAGTCAAGTTAAACCTAAAGAACCCAAAGGTATTTACGACTGAAGAAGAGTACGAAGAACATGTAATGGAAGGCGGTCTTGATCCTGAGAAGTGGAAGAAGAAAGGTCATGACAGCGTGATCTACGCGCCCAACGGTGATATTAATCACCCTGACGCATATTATGTTGCATTCCACCCAAACCAAATTAAGTCAGCTATCTCTCACAAAGCCAAAGGCGGGAAGGTATCGCTATTGCGCAAGCATGGATTGCCTACTAGTAGCATTGAAGATGCCCAACGTAAGCTGGGGGAAGGGCATCTAGTATTTGTAGCGCACGAGCAAGACGAGCGCCCCCGAGAGGTTAGATCGGTGTCAGAGTTTGAAGGGTACGCACCTGATCAGATCTACACGGTTCATCCCCAGCACTTTATGCAAAAGAAAGCCGATGGTGGCAACGTACAAGGACAGACCATGGATCAACCATTGTTATCGCAATATCGCATGGAAGTCGCAAAGCATGCCAACCCTGATGTGATGGATGACATCGGCGTGGAAGAAGCTTTGGACATGCATCCAAAGGTATTCATGAATCCCAATGCGAGCAAGTCAGGCATGCCAGATGTTGGTGGCGTGGCTACTTCGGGTGGATTGCCTATTGGTGGCGTAGATCAAAACGCACAACAGCCTGGTCAACAGTTGACAGCTCCGCCCCCAACGCAGGGTGGATTACCAACACAGCAGCCGCAACAAGGTCAGCAGCCACAAGCTGGTGAACCGATTGCACCTGCACCACAGATCATGCCGGGTGGAGCTCCAACTGGAGCCACGGGTGGAGCACCAACGGGCGCACCGCCCAACTTGTTGTCAATGACGCCACAGGGTCAGAAGATGCAAGCCATGGGGTCGTCTTCACCATTGGCACCATCGAACGCGCCTGCAGGCATGGCTAAGGGTGGTGCAGTAGAAGATGAGTCAACGCGGATTACGATTCCAGCTGAAGGCTTCGGTGGCGTCAAAGGGATTACGGTTCCGCGGCACATGTGGGAAGGTAAGACATATGGCGGGACTGGCCCGAAGCAGGGCAAGAAAGTCGAAGGGATGCGTGATCTAAACGAAGCGCGCGCAGAAGTGTATGGTGGTGAGCAGCGTCCCCCACTGACTATCGGTCAGGTTGGATCGCTGCATAAGAAGATCCTAAATAGTCATTTTGGTTTGCCCATCCACGAACAGACCGCAAACGAAGAGGCTGCACTGGAGCGCCTGCGCAAGGCAAAGCATATTGGCTCAAACGCTGACACGTTGGATACCAGTGAGAAACTTGATACGGTCAAGCACGAGCACGATGAAGAAGGTAGAACCTACGAAGGTTTTGCGTCAAAAGGCGTGGCTGGGCATTCGTTGTATACGTCTGGGCATGGAAACGATTCCAAGCATCATGCAATTAATACCTGCCCAGGCGCTACAGTCGGGTGCTCGGGTGGTGTGGATAAGAATGGAATCGTTGACACAAGCAAGGGTACTTGTTTCGCACCCAATGCAGAGCAACAGTATGTGAATGCCGCGGTACGGCGCGCAGCACATGAGCAAGCCAAGCATGATCCCAAGATGACCGAGGATTGGATTTTGGCTCATACTGGATCGCTGCGTAAGGTATCGAATGATCTGGATAAAAAAAACATCAGGACATTGTTTCGCCCCAACGTGGTGGATGAGACAGACGTATCATCGCGCCATGTAATTAAAGGATTGAATGATCAGCGTAAAGCCGAGGGTAAGCCCATCATTGTGGCAAACTCATACGGCAAGACCAATGAGTTGCATGATCCTGAGAATGGGTACTATGTGACGCATTCCAACATCGGGCCAAAGACTAAACAAGGCAAGTCGATCAGTGAGAACATCGATCGCGATAAGCAGCGCGTACGATCAACCATTACCGCACAGAATGCTTCTGGCAAAGACTTTATAAACGAGCAAGAAAACAAAACGCCGCCCAAGGGTTCGTACATGGTGACCAACGTGCGCCGCGATTCGCCGGAAGATGAGGCAATGCAGAAGCACATCAAATATGCCAAGTATTGGTCTACAGGTCGCCCAGTGGAAGAGCTCAGTAAAGAAGAGAAGGCTGAGGGCGACGAAGCGCATTATGGTGCCGATCATGAGCCGACAACAAAAGCGAAAGGTCACTATGGTCATCGCGTACATAAAGGGCAACGATACGAATACCAGAAGCAACACATATTGCATCCACGTTTAGTAAACGTGCCTGAGCGCAAACTGAACAAAGAGACTGGTGAAACTGAAACTGTTGAGCACATGATCCCAACGGATTCACGGTTTAAAGACGAGGATTTCTTACCTCAAGACAGGTTTGTCACGCGCAACGGTAAGTTGGCTGGTGCGATATTGATGACTACACCTACAAAATCAACGCCAATATTCCAACATCACACGTCCTTCACTCACCATGTTGGCCCTGAGCAGATAGCTCACGCCAAGAAAAACAAAGGCGAGTATGAGATTGACGCACCTGAAGCCCAGGTTGCTGCTGCTGGTAAAGAATACGTACCACCAGAGCCAATCAAGATCGTGCGTAAAGCCGATGGTGGATCGATTCATCATCATCATTTAAGTGAAGATCACATGGCATTCCCCGAGCAAAGCTTCCATGCGCAAGAGCACAACGCGCATAAGATTGGAATCGAATCCATCGAGGATATGCCTGAGCATGTGATTAAGAAACACTACAAATCGCACATAACAGAATATCCTGCGTACAAACCCCCAACGACTGTGGATACGATGCGCATTGAATTGATGTCAAAAGGAAAGGGTAAATAATGGCAGACGATCTCGATATCCAAGAACAAGAAGATGGGTCTGCGCTGGTGGACATGCCGGACATTGAAACGGAAGAGCAGCCAGACGGGTCGGCTATTGTTGAGTTGGATGATGGGCCTGAATTCAATCCCGAGTTCTACGACAACCTGGCTGATACGGTGGATCTCAACACCATGTCAGACATGGTTGTGCGCTATCTTGATTTATTAGAGAGCGACAAAGAAGCGCGCGAGCTGCGTGATAAGCAGTATGAGGAAGGCATTAAACGTACTGGCATGGGAAATGATGCGCCTGGTGGTGCAACCTTCATGGGTGCGTCAAAGGTTGTCCATCCTGCTATGGCTGAAGGTTGCGTAGATTTTGCGGCAAGAGCAATTAAAGAGCTTTTTCCACCCGATGGGCCTGTCAAGTCAAAGATCATTGGTAAACAAGACGATCAAAAAGTAGCAATCTCTGAACGTAAAACAGAATTTTTGAATTGGCAGATTACTGAACAGATTGAAGAGTTTAGGGACGAAGAAGAGCAGCTTTTGACACAGTTGCCTCTAGGCGGCTCGCAGTACATGAAGCTTTGGTATGACGAGAACAAGAAGCGCCCATGCATTGAGTTTTTGCCAATTGACCGGGTAATTTTGCCGTTTGCTGCAACCAATTTCTACACGGCTCAACGCGCAGCTGAGATCCACGAGATTACCGAATATGAGTTTGATCGTCGAATCAAGTCTGGGATGTACCGTGATATCAATTACATCCATGCAACGGAATCACTAAACGAAGGCAAGGTCGCGAAGGCGAACAACAAGATTGAAGGTAAAGTCTTTGAAGATAACAAAGATGGAATCCGTACCGTTTATCACATCTACACTTGGCTCGAGTTAGAAGACGACAAAAAGACTCGCGGAAGAAGCGCCCCCTATATCTTGATGATTGACGTATTAGATCGGGAAGTAGTTGGGTTGTACCGCAATTGGGAAGAGCATGATGAAACCATGACCAAGCTTGATTGGGTTGTGGAGTTTAAATTTATCCCTTGGCGAGGTGCGTATGCAATTGGTCTACCTCACTTGATCGGTGGTTTGTCTGCCGCTCTTACTGGCTCTTTGCGCGCTTTATTGGATAGTGCTCATATCAATAACGCCGCTACTATGCTTAAGCTCAAGGGTGCAAAGATATCTGGGCAATCGCAACAAGTTGATGTCACCCAAATTGTAGAGATTGAAGGCGCGCCGGGCGTACAAGATATCCGCCAAATTGCAATGCCTATGCCTTTTAATCCACCAAGCCAAGTGCTATTTGAGCTTGTAGGATTCTTGGATAAGGCTACAAAGAGCGTTGTGACCACTGCTGAAGAGAAGATAGCAGACGTATCGGCAAACTCGCCTGTAGGCACCACACAGGCTTTAATTGAGCAGGGCTCGCAGGTTTACTCATCTATCCATGCGCGCCTGCATGCAAGCCAAGCTCGAGTGTTAAAAATTCTTTGTCGTTTGAATCGTTGGTATTTTGACGATATGCAAAAAAGCGACGTTGTGACAGATTTAGAAGTCACGCGTGAAGACTTTGCAAAGAACACGGATGTGGAACCAGTATCTGATCCCCACATCTTTTCTGAGACGCAGCGCATGGCGCAATCTCAGGCAGTATTGCAATTGGCAACGCAGTTCCCTGATCAGTTCAAGATGGGCAAAGTCATCTCAAGATTGCTTAAGCAAATGAAGGTGCCTAACATCAACGACATCATGAACGACGTACCAGCGCCAGA